TTTGCTCATGCGTTGCATTGTCTAAAAGCTGGCTTGGTTGTTGTACGTATTTGCTCACGCCACCTTCTGCCGGTTCCGCTTGCATTAACTTTAATTCTTGCGTATCTGCAATTAGTTCGGCAGCACGATCACGGCGAACTGTTTCCATATATTCATGGTTCAAACTTTCAACCGGTACGTCTAGGCTTTCAGATAATCTTGCCTTAACCGCATCAAGTTCCGTTTTAGGAATATCCGGCTTAGTCGCTTTGTTTAAATCTTTCAAGATTTCCGTATTAGAATGAACTTTATTTTCTAATTCAGTCAATCGTGTTTCAGATACATCATTTTTAACAACATCTTTTAATTCGTTGATGATTGTTTCACGTGCTTTGAGTGGTAACTCATCAATCGCATTTTTCAAACTTACGTTTGGTGCATCTTCTTCATAACGAAATCTACTATTTATATCGTTTTCAAGTGCTTTTTCTTCAAATTTAGGCTTTTCACCTTCTGCAAAGTCAGTATTTATGCGGTCTTTAGGCTGAAATTCGTTTATTTCGCCTGTACGAGCCGTTTCACCTTCGCCTTGATAGTTTATACCTAAATCATCGTTTTTAACCGATTTCTTTTCGGTATTTTCAACGAAACTGTTTAAATTTGTGTGCGGTTCTTCTCCTTTTACTGCATCACGTTCTATGAACTCATCTCTAAACGGTTCTTCATGTGATGCTCTGTTAGGGTCTAGGCTACTATCTTTAAATGATGTATCACGTGGCCCATTTTCATATCTCCCATAATTGCCTTTAAATGTATCTTCCGCAATTTCCGCACGAACATTATCACGTGCAACTGCTGGATCCGGTCTTTCATAATATTCACGAATGATTTTTGCCATTTCCGCCGGTGTTGCATCTGGCCTAGCACGCATTTCTTTTAATGCGGCGCTTTCGGTGTTATGCAATTCCCATACACTGAAATCGACTTGCGTTCTCCAGTCCCACGGATCTAACCCACGATTTTCTGCGAATTTCAATAAACCATTTTCGCCGTTAAGTCTATCACCAGTAAATTGAACCAAACCACGGGAACCGTAGCCGTCGCCACTTGTAACTGTGGTGCTAAAACTACTTTCGGCGCCAATATTACCAGTCATGCCAGCCGCTTCAACGTCGCTCAACCCGTTCTGACGGTATCGGTTATAAATATCCGCTTGGATATTGCCTGTTTCGCCTTCCATTGCTTGCCCGTTCAATTCGCCTTCGGAATATTCGCGCGGTTCTACTGCGTTTACTTCTTCCGGTACTGGGATATCATCAAAGGCATTATACATAACGCCTTCCTCAAATTTAGGTTCATTTTTGGTAAATCGTTCCCCAATATCTTCAAATGCATTGGTTGCCTTTTCTTTGATATGTTCACCAACACGCCCTACACGTTCACCAATTGCCCCAGATACCTTTTTAGGTGTTGCGCCTTTTACCATTGCAGCTGGCAAAAATACATCATCCCATAAATTGGTAGGGTTCATCGCTATATTTTCGGCAAATTCACTTGGGTTGTCAATTAGACGTTCTACCGGATTGGCAATAGGGTCTACAAGAACATTTTTAGCCGTGGCTACATATTTATCCCCTAAAATTCCTTCTGGTGCCGTTCCTTCATTTTCTGCGACCGCATTGGCGTTATACATTTCTGCCGTATCATTTGCAACCATAGGCGCAGCAAGGACACCAGCGGCTAGTCGTACCTGAGGTGGAACATACGGAGTAACTGCTAGATATCCAGCGGGTTTACCAACTGCGGCGTTGTATGCATCCGCTCGTGCTTTATCTAACCCCGGGGAAGCATATTCGTTGACAAACTCCCCATTATCATCAAACGCAGAAAAGTGGTCGCCATTAGCATCAATTGCATTAGCGGCGCTTCTTGCATATTCTTTGTTTAGATTGTTGATTTTGCTTAATGCATCATCTTTCCATGCTGTTAAGGTATTTCCGACATTGTCATTGATTTCTTTTCCTGTCTTATCAATCCATTCAATATTATTTTTAATGCCGTCCCATAATGTAGGCTTAGGTACATTATCCACATCATAGCCGTATTCGGTTGTTATATCTTCAAAGGCGTTGCCGCTATTAGCATTACTACCATAACGACTTGTAATATCATCAAATGCACCCATAGCTTACCCCTTTAATATGTTTTTAACCACGATTTATATTTACCATAACCAGCCGCATCAAGTTCCGCTGCTATCTGATCATCACTCCAGCCTTGCGCTGATAGTTCGTTCATTCGCTTGGATACTGCTGCTTGTTCCTCGGCTGAATATGTAGGTTGCCGTTTTACTGTAGGCGTTCCACCACCAGCCGTTGGCGTGCCGTTTAATGCACCTTGTAATTTACCATAATAAGGACTTTCGGTTTCGTCCTTATCTGGATTAGCTTTCACCCATGCCGTATGTTGTGCGGATAGTGTACGCAATACTTGTGCATTATATCCGCTAGTGCCGGACTGCGTAGCCGTTGGCGGTTTAACATGAGTACCTACATACTTCATGCTGCCGTCTGTGCCAACAATATATGTTTTACCGTCCGGCATTACTTTAATATTCTTAGCACCAAAGTTACCAATGTTCTTCATTTGGCCGTCTGGTGTCATTACGAATACTTGGCCATTAGCAAATTGTTTAGCTTCAACTTTGCCATAACCGCCCATATCTTGGATAGTGCCGTCTCCCATGTTGTAACGTACAATGTGGCCGTTTTGAGCGGATTCGAATTTATAATCCGGTTTATCAAGAGCCGCAATAGAATTCAAGTTATTCATATCAATCGTATTAGCACCGATTTTTCCGGCTAGATAGTTATATCTGGCAACGGCCGGCGCCAATCCTTTAACACGTTTCGTATTATAGGTATCTACGACCGGATTGCCGTCTTTATCTTGTGTAAATACAAGATTATTCATAATTTGTTGTCGCATTGGTTCAAGCACTTTTTCTTGATATTCGTTGACTTGTTGCGTATACATATTGTTTATATCGGTTTGATATTGTTCGTTGGCTAAACCTTGCGCCGTCTTGAAATCAAAACCAGCTTTGACAAGGGCGAGTGTATTCGCCCCTAGTCGTTTGCGTGCTTCACTGGTTATAGTTGCTTTATCTGGTATAGAGTATTGGCCCGGCGCTTTATCCTCATTGGTACTACCATTTTCTACCAATTTGGGCGCCCCACGAAAAGGGTTATTTGCCCTTTGTTGCATCATTTCTTGATACGTTTGCGGTACACCATTACCAATACCAGTATTATTTAGGTTTTCAAAGTTCCATAACCCTGTATTTTGCTGTGGTGGTTGAACTGGTGCGGCCGGTGCATCTGTGTTAGCTTGCATCGGTTGTGCTGGTGCGGACGGATTTTGACCGCCCCATAATCCTTGATTATTCGCCACCGCTTGCGCACCGAAGGAATTATTACGCATCGCATTATTGATAAATTGTCCAGCGTTAAATTGTCCTTGCGTTGGCATTTGGCTTGCCATTTGTTGTGCCGGTGTCGCCTGTTCGCCACCGCTCAACATGTCTTGATATCCATGCGCCATGCGGTTATTTTGAATTTGACCTAAGCGATACCCACCGTATCGACCAGCCAACTCGCCGATACTTTCCCAAGGGTTATAATCTTGTAAATAAATAACGCTCATTGTGTTATTCCTCTACTTTCTCCGATTTCTTACCTTTAGTTTTCTTTGTTGTTTTTTCGTCTGTTACTTCGTCAGTGTCTCCCGAGTTTTCATCTGTTGGATCGTTTGTTTCATCTGTTCCCTCATCGGTTTCTTTACCGTCTTTTTTGCCGGTTTTTTCAGATTGTTTCTTTGCATCTGCAATCGCTTTTAATTCTGCTTCATTGATGCCTTCCGCCATAATGCCGTTAGCATAGAAGAGATTATCACCAGTACATTGCAATTCAAATACCTGTTCAGCATTGCCAGTTGGTTCGCTAACTGTAACAACTTGATAACCATGTACCGTCATGATTGGTTCGCCGATTACAAGTTCTTCAACCAATTTAAGACCTTCCGGAGTGAGTACTTTCTCACTACCCGTAGTAACAACATTACAATCAACAGTTTCAAGGCGATGCGTTTCTTTTTCGCCCATATCATGCAATGCAATTACGTCATTGACTGCGCCTATTGTGATTACTTTATCACCATTTACAAATGTTTCGATTGCTTTGCCACCTTCTGGTGTGGCAATTTCAGTACCCGCTACAAAACAAAAACCTTTCATAAGACCTCCAAAAAATCCGCCGTTACCTTGTCGCACAGTATGTTGTGCCGGTGCAGCTAAACCATAACGTAATGTCATATATCTGTTTAATAAATCTTCTTGATCCGCATTATTCAGTTGGCTCATAGAATAATAATCCTTAGCCGGTTGAGTAGATGCACTTTGTGTCGTTGCGCCGGTATTAATAGGGTTTTGCGCTAACCCCTCACGCTGACCGATAAGGCCCGCCGAAGTACCAGCATTATTCATTTGATTTGTATACCCTTGATTTAACAAGTTTGCTTGATTTACGACGCCGTTTTGTTGGTTATTGTAGGTGTTACCCCAAAGTCCCATTTTTGCGCCGATACCACTCAAACTATTATTAAATGCTTGCGAATTAAGCGCTGCCGCTTGGTTCAAATCATTTGCATATTGCGCCGCAAGTGTGTTAGATGCATTTTTACTAATATCATTCAATGTACTATCAGTAATCGAAGAATTAACAATGCCACGACTTGCCAAACCAGAAACCGCATTACCTACGGTAGCTTGCAAATCATTGTTTAGCGCTTGTCGTCTAGCTTCGGAATACGCCGCCGGTAATTGGCCGTTTGTGATACTATCCATTGCATTTTGATTTTTCAATAATGCGCCGTTGTATTCATTCGCCAGTTGCCCCGCTCCATTGTTCATAGCATCAACGCTGGCCCCTAACTGATTTGCATAACGTGTGTTATCCGTTAAGTTCTTGGCGCCAGCCGTTGCCACTTGATTTTGCAATGCAGCAAGTGCATTTTGGTTGCCTTTATTGGCTCCCAAATATTCATTGTACATTTGCTGATATTGCGGGGTGATTACATTATTTAAGGCTCTATCGCCCATACCTTGCAAGGTATTGGCACTTTGATTGGTTCTATTTATCCAATCCATTTGCCCTTGTAAGAGTTGCTTTTCTTCGGGGCCGGCTGGCGGTAAATTAGCGCCTATACTTTGTACTTTTGATTTTTTGCCGCCCCCAAATAATTGCAAGTCAAATGTAAACATGCTTTTCCTTTCTACAAAGTAGCTTCCAAATGCTCACGCTTTGTTTTTAATACTTTGTAATTAAAACCGTTATAGGTATAGTCCATATGTGGAACACGTTCCATGTTCCATTTTTTGATGAAACCGCGCACGCTTCGATGTGTTGCCGTTACAATTACATCAAGATCATTCATTTTCATAACTTCCACGATGTACTTGCCTATTACTTTCATATCGCCGTATGTTTGCCAGATAGTAAAGTATCTTTTACCCTCATGTTCGTTGATAGTCCAGAATAAGAACCCAGCATTAGGGAACCATTTGAAATAGTAATTGTATTTGTCTTTGTAGTTATTATTTTCATCGAAATAAAAACCCTCAAGACTAACACGTTCTCCCGTGCGCCGTTCATAGTCTTTAATCATGCTTTCAAGGCTTTCAAGTTGCATCATTAATCCCCTATTCGTTCTATGCTGAATTTATTACGATTGCTTCCGGCTGGTATTTGCCGGTCATAATATCCGCTAATAATTAGTTTTAAACGCTGATTGCCATACCCTTGACCGATAATATTCATTACTATTTCAAGATTTCTACTATCATTAACGCGTATTTCTCGACTATCGCGCGTGCTTCCGTCTATTGTGATACGATAATTTCCACTTGGGAAAAATACTGTGTTACGCCATTCTGAACGATCGCTTGCCGGTCTATCTACATAAATATTATTAAAAGCAACCGGATTATACTGCACCGAATACGTGCTACCGTTTTTAATAACCTTTAATGGTGTATTGTCATTCCCGATACGTGCGTATAATTCGCTTCCATTAAATGGAACCTTAATATTTTGGCCGTTTGTTAATGCCGCATTTGTAGTTAATCCGAACCGGTAAATTTGGCCGTTATATTCTAGTACTAGATTAGGCATATTATTCCACCCTCAATTTAGCACCGTTAGGAAACTCTAAATTGCCAGCTAAATCAAATGTTGCTAACGACTTCCACGCCCCCGGGTTATTCACACGCTCCATAGCGCGAACATAAATTCTATCAGAATTTGCGAACAATATTTCATACCCTAGCACTCGTTCATCACGAACACTCCAAGGAATTGCAATTCCTGTTCCCCAATACGAATTACTTCCAATTTTATATCCACTAACTTCACCAATAAAAAAGCCAGAATAATTGGTCTTTGTATTTCCGTAGTAATCTAAATCAAGATTCTTACCGTACCTCAACCCTGTAATGATTAAATCACCGGTCATGGTATCACCGGACTTTTTAACATTTTGCGTTGCGATGTTTGCCGTATTCGCGCTCGCTGCATGTTTGGCTTCGTCTGCATTCGTTGCATGTTTAGCTTCGTTTACAGTATCCGTTTTTTTGTAATAGGTTTCGCCTAGTCCGTTTATAGTATCGGTAATGGTTTTTAATGTACGTGTTGGATTGCTAGTAAATTTTTCATCGCCAGCTATCTTTTTAATAGCTTCCGCCATTTGATTAAGAATATCTGTAATCAAATAGTCTTTACCGTCTACCGTGCGTTTACCTATAACGGCATCGGTTGCCGTATTTAAGTATGGATCATAGTACTTAATTGACTTAACACGTGTTGCATCTGTTACGGCGATTGCGACCACTACACGTAGAATGTTTTTCCAGTACGTGCCGGTGTATACGTTCATTTTTTCGCTTGTAGTATTGTAATACATCTTATCCATTGCCGCTTCCGGTGCATTTGGCTGACGCAACGGTTCAAGTGTTGTGCTGCCATAACTTAGACCGCCAGATGCGGAGCGTTCCACATACAAATACGATGTACTATTAGCCGGCAGGCTCCAAGCACTTTGCTTACGGTTAATTGTTTGTATGTAATCAACCGCGCCGTAGTCATTGAAGCCGTCAGCAAATGACAAAAGAACTGGTGTTTGACTGCCGTCAATCATTACGTTTAAATTATCGCCGGTTAAAAAGGCGAATTCCCCGTTACTCACCTTGCCGCTCAATAATCTATTACGTAGCCCCCCACCCCCGCCAGTACCACCACCGCCGGCTTTAAGTTCCATTTGCTGCGCAACGTTCAATAATTCATCACGGTTTTTCTTAATACTATCTTGTACTGTGTCGCCCTGTGGCGTTATATCCAAAGGGTATTTTTCTTTATATGCCATGTTTAAACCTCTTCATACGTATAATCTAACTGGCGTAACGAAATAGCGCCCTTTTGAACATTGATTTTGAATTGTACATTACGATTTGCACCGCCACCGATTTTGTAAGCCTTAGTGTATTCGTTGACATTCATCAACACTTTATAATCGTAGGTCTTAAAGTTCGCGTAGTAAGTTTTAACCGCCTTACTAGCAAATTCAATCGGCTTAGGTTTCTTATTAGAAATGCCAATAGTGCCATAGCCGGGAATAAGATTATGCGTTACAAAATTATAATTCATAATTAATATGAATTGTCTTGTTGCCAATCTATTGCCGCTTACTATTGACGTTTGAATTTGTACGCTATCATCTGTATCTATGGTTTCATCTAGGATGCCGATTTTATTGCCGTAGGCTATGTATACTTCTTTATCTACATTCACCGCATCATTGATGTTGTGCGTGAATTTACGCGATGTAAAAACGCCGCGCCCGTCCTCATAGCGTGGTAAGTAATGATAGATAAATACTGTATCACCGTTATATGGCTTAATCCACATTTGTTTACGACTGGATATATGCCATACATCACAATCTTTTGTAATGTATTTCAATAGATACGAGTTTATATTCAATCCGGTTTCAAATGGTTGAATTTCTGCATAGGTATTAGTAGGCATAAAAGACATAAACCCTTGATTACCTAAATAATAGCTGCGATCATCAACACTCACCGTTGCACCGCTACAATACCCAGTAGAGGATAACGGATATACAGTTAAATTCCGTGCATCTGGCGTGCCAACAACTTGATATACACGCCCATATTCCTTATATACGATAATCGCACGTGATAAGAAATCAACCGCAATAATGCTGCCTTGGTCTTTATATCCAACGTCCACATATTGCGCACTAGATGCATCATTATTGTTGTGAGTCCATGCGTTATAGTCGCCTACCGCCGACCAATTCAACCGATGCGAATGAGTCGATGCAATCAGCACACGCCCAGAATGACTTGATACTATATCACATACAGGACTTTCGATAGTAGCCAATTTACCAGCACCGGAGATAACTTGTAATTTATCACCACTAGCGATGAGAATATCGCCACCAAATGCGTGATATTTTGGCTCTCCTGTGCCGTTTAATGTACCCAGTAATGTATTGGTATTGAAATCAGTAGAATATAAATTTCTACCACTAGAATAGTACCATTTGTTACGATAGACATCATAATATAGCGTTTCTACTGGTAGTCCGAAATCATACAATACACGAACACCCGGAACAGTACGCAAGGCGTTATCAGTCCTATCAAATTCGCATTGCATAGCCTGTGTTAAGGCTTGAACGTCTATATTTTCCGGCGGGTTGCTCCAATCAAGGCCCAATCTAAAACCATTTGTCATGGCTACTTGTTTTACGCCCATTATGTGATACCTCGTGCCACTTTGATTTGTTCTGTGATGTAATCAATGAACGTCTTATCATAAGCAGCGTAATCGGTCATAAGTGATTTTTTCTTCACCATGAAAGATATAAGCTGCACTAGATACTGATGAAAGAATTCAGAAAACGGAATAGTATCGTCTAAATCATCAATGTGATTTTTACGTACGCTATAAAACACTTGATTAACCGTTTCACCGTCATACGTTTCAAATGTTCCGTTTATGATGCGGATAGGATACCCGGTTTTAGGTACAAACCCCATGAAATCGGAGGGAACCGCCCTTTTATCTGGTATATCCATATTTTTTACTACTTCACGATCTTTAATGCTAACTAGAATAGTCGTTAACCAGTCAATAGCTGCGTTAATGTACTGGATATATTCAAGTTGTTCGTCAAGGATTTCGTTTGACTCTACATTAACTAGAGTAATCAATTCTCTTACTACCATAATTCCAGTATCCTTCCGCAATTACACTATCATTGTTACCTAATCCATTATTAATTGATTGCAACGCACTAACCATATTTGCTGAAATTCCAGAAATATCAAGGTTCATCACACGATATACAATGTAATCAACTAACAATGTTTCAAGTTCTGCCGGTAGTCCGCTATCATCTTCAAGCATCTTATAGCCAGCAGTTTTTATATAATCAACGGTGATTTTCTGCTCTTTGTCTGCATCAAATACTACCGTTTGTAAATTCAATACTTGATACCGGTCTACTTCCGCATCATCTGCTTTGACTTTCAATATACTGATACATTGAAATGGCAATGTAATCCGTCCACGTCCAGTACCTTCAAATGTTCCTGTTGCAAGGCTCGGGCAATATTGACCGATTAGGGCATTTAACAAGTGATTACCTTCGTTGTAATACTCCAATAAGTAATACGGAGTATATTGTTCTTGCGAGGTATCGCCTATTTGCATGAACGCCCTATTGATGAGTTGTTTTACGTTCATATTCACCCCATATAAGAATAAAGGCGGGTGTTGCCCCGCCTATCATACTTACGCTTCTACTACGCCACCAGTCATAACATTGATTACGCCGTAATCTTTGCTATTGAACTTGGATTTTTCGATTGCGCCGTAGAAAGCAATACCGTTACCTTCTACGTTGCCGTAGTCGTCCACTTGTTTGATGTGTTTAGCTGGGCGAGATACCGCAAAGCATGCCGCTTGTTTACCCAACAACAAGTTATGACATACGTTAGCGTTAGATGCACCTGTTTTGTCGTTCAATACGCGTTCGTATTCATAAAGAATAACGCCGTCATATTCGCCTAATGCACCTGTGAAGATAGGGTTTTTAGAACCGCGAATATTAGCGTTTTGTTGCGCTGCGAGCCACTTCGCATCATCTTTCAAATCACGAGCCGCCCACGTGGATACCAACATGATGTATTTGTCCATGCCGTCAACCTTGATTGGGGCAACTTTAGGCCCATGCATTTTCGCTTTACGTTTCGCACGAGAGATAAGCGTAGTTGTTAGCTTATCGTTCGCCGTGATAGATGCTTGTGTACCAGCAGCGGAAGCATACAATGTTTCACCAGCGGTAGGAGATGCGGAAAGTTTAGCAATCAACTTGTTATCTTGCCAA